TATCAAGTCCAACCAAGTCTTCCTGCTTTTCATTAGCAGTAATTTTTTTACGCGTGAACTTACTTGCAGGAACCCTATAAGCAAGCTCAGACTTAGGTCTGTCCATACCATCTTGAATCGGTTTAAAAAAGAACGGGTAGTTAACTGATATTGGTACAACTTTGTCTGTAAACATTTTTTTAGCATCGGCTCCACTTTTTGATAATATACCATATCTACTATCACTTGATATTGTAGCTAAGTTAACTGTTTCTGCTGAAGACATAAAAGAAAATCCAGACCTACGATTTTTAAGGTAGCACATCCCGTAACATCTTTTGTCGGCTTTACAAGCTTCCCAGAATATATAAAATAATCTATTAGCTTCTCTAAAATCAGGAGCACCTACGTCTATTTTACTCCATTGTAAATACATATAGTGACTACCCGTTATGTATGTTGGTTTATTATTGTTCATAAACCAAAATCCTTCATCTCTTCGTTTAAACTCTTCGTCTATATAATCGTACCACTGGTCTTTAGCTTCTTCAGGATAACCTCTCCAATCAAATATATTTTTAAGTCTTGCTAGTTCTTTAGGGTATTCTAATTTTTGCCACTTGTGCTTGTCATGCACATACACGTTGGCTGGCACTTTTGGTAAAGCAATGTGTAAACCTTGCACTTCAATGATTTCGCCAATTGTACCACTTTTTGATATAACGATAATATCATGCTCTTTATTATATCCATATTTCCATTTTTTACCTTTATTCATACGAGTTATAGTCGTACGTTTAACAGGTTCGATTATTTTAACTAATGTTTGTTCGTAATTCATCTTGATCTACCCTCAGCAAAGCCTTTAAACACTTTATCTTTTTTATCAACATCCTTTCCTTCAAGTATACTTTCTTCTTCTTGTATTCTATTTAATATCTCAAAAGCATCGAATATAGCTAGTTTTTTAGTAGCTGCAGCGTTTTTTAATCTATCAGCACTAACATCATCTTCTGTGTTAGTAATAATTTTTTCTTTAGCAACGTTAATTAACTCTTCAACTGCCCTGTGCCCAGCTTGGATTATAAGCTTCTTCGTTTCCTTGATATTCATATTTAATTGTAATAAATTTAGTATATACTCTATATAGTAGCTCGCCATCAATAACAAACTCATAGTTAGATATAGGCGTAAAACCTACAAGATCATTAACTTCAAAACTACCATCAGTATATTTTATTATACCAATATTTTCTTGCGTTTCGTTATTAGCGTATTTATCTTTATTTTTTATAGGCTTAACCCAACAAAAACCTTTTTGTGATAACCACTTGTTATTTTGTTTATATAAAAATATTTGATCAGGATAAACAATATAAGTATTTTCGTTAAAATAGTTTTTACTATTTTTTTCTATACCTTTAACGTTATACCAACGTCTAAAAACATTATGGTGTAATATTACTTCATCACCAGACTTTATATTTGTATCGCCTATTATAGGTGTAGATATTACTTTAGCAGCTCTATTAACGTGCTGATGGTTGAAGATTTCAGTGTTAATAATTAACTCTTTATCTCCAACCTTAGTCACGTTATTATATCTTTGTCCTATCGGCGTTACAACAAAGTTGTAAACGCTTTTCATTAGTATTCTAGATTATATTCAACCGACACAGCCATGTTTTTGTTAAAGTCTTTCCATGGTAAAACATCTTTATTTTTTTTTATATATATAGAAAACTTTTCGTCTTCTTCTATTATATCACAAATAGTATGTCCACCATATACTTCTTGACCTACAGCATAATGCATAGCGTCGTTCTTATAATCTTTACCGATACTAATCTTTCTTATCAGCTTCGACATTTTCTGGATAGTTTATTGTACCGTCTTGAATATTAATGTTTACAGTTCCATATTGTTCTTCTAATTCATCTTGAACAATTTTAAGCTCACCTTGCAAAGCTTGTACAGTATGTAGCAAAGTATGTTTACCAGCTTCATACCTACCTATTTCCATTTGAGCTTTATTAATATTACTAACGATTTGTTGTATTTTAGTTAATTGTTCGTCAGTTACTTTTTCTGGTTTTAAGTCAACCAACTTTTCTTTTTTTGCCATTTTATTTAATTTAAGTTAATTTAATTTATAATCCGTGAAAGTTTTTTAAGTAGCTGTTCACGTCAGCTATTTCTCCTGAGGTTAGTGATCTATTCCAAAATGCTAATTCAAATATTTTACCGTCAAAATTGTGGTCAGCACCATTTCTACTACCTAAAGTATCTACACTAAAACCGTGTGTATTTGCTCCAGCATCTGCTAGTGTTGAACTACCACTATCTGGTTCTATTGTTAACTCTGTACCGTTTTTAAAAACACTAAATGCTCCACTACCACCAGCTGTTCTATTAAGTAAAAATACAGCTTTTGCATTTCCAAAAGGAGTACCATTTACATGTATCTGAGTTGTTACAGCTGAACCAGAACCATTTGTTACAAATCTTAGCTTAGAACTGTTTTGTATTTGAATCATCTCGTTGTTAGTATCAGAAAGTAAAGTGTTTATTGATGCACTTTCACTTTGCTGAACCCAAGCTAAACAAAAACCACCTTCATTAGCAATAGCTATATCAGTAAAATCGTAATGATCAGTTTCACCTTCTTCAAAATCTAAACCACCGCCAACTAAATCAGCTTGATTTCCTTGTGCGCCTTGAATAGCATTATTACCATTGCCAGACGAATCATTCCATTGACTTACTCTATCAGGAGTTAAACCGTCTGAAGTAATTCCAACGCCATTTTGAAGCCACAACGCTAAACTACTTACACTAGTAAGTGTAAACGGTATATAACCAGATGTTATGCTATTACCTAATCCTAACATTAGTCTCCTATATAAGCTATTACAGCTCCTGAATAAACATCTATTTCAGTATATCTACCATATATAGTCATGCCTTTTGGAAAAGTAACTGCATCAGCTTCTGTAGTACCACCAATAATAAGACCACCAGAACCTTCATCTACAGTTTCTGATCCATCAGCTAAATCATTAGCAGCTGCTTCTGTTCCTATATAAACATTGTTTGTAACTGAACTTGTAATAGTATTATTAACTCTTTGCTCAGCTACTAAACCACCAGCGTCATCAAAAATAGTATCAGATAACATTGTTACAGCTACAAACACTTTATTTGTAGGTGGTTTTATAGCGTCACTACTCGCTGTAGTATATACACTACCTAATTGTCCGAAGCCATAAGAGACTTCTGTTGAATTTATTCCCATTTATTTTTTTACTTTTTCTAGTGATCTACCACCGAAGTAAGCACCGATCACTGTTATTAATACTAATTGTAAAAGATCTACATAAGAGTCTTTTACGTTAAAATTTATTGCACCAGCATCTATAAATACTAATAACACTGTGCTTACTACTAAGAACACTAATACTAGTGGTCTTATGTTTTTACTTAACCATGAATCACTATTCATATCTAGCTTCCACCTTTCAGTCACTTGCTTTTGCATTTCAGCTTCATAACTCATGATTAAATCTTTTATCTTTGCTTCAGCAGCTAGTTTTTCTTCGTCAGTAGTAGTTAAGCTATCTATAACATTACCTACATTTTGCACTAATTTACCAGCTCCAGCTGAAAATACTTTACTTAATATACTCATAATTATAATTTAATATCCACCACTACTTCCGCTAGACGTAAATGTACGCGTAAAAGTAGTTGTAGTTCTTGTTTGTACGTTTTGTATTTGTTGAGGTGTTAAAGTATTTTGAACACCTTGTCGAACAGCGTTAGTAATAGTAGCGTGATCAACACCACCCATATATCCAGTTTGCCCGTTTATCACGTGTGTATGATAACCTGTTAAATTATATTGGCTACCCCAAAGCTCTGCCTCAGCTATTGTAGTGTATAAAGGTATACCGTCTATGCTTGTTATTAAACTCATCTCATACCGTTGTTTGCGTCATGTTCCCAAGGAAAGTCTGAGCTACCAGCTTCTTTAGCTACGCCATCAACAATAATCATGTCTTT